CGATCTTCATATTTCTTAAAATCATCGGATTTGATGTATTCAGCCGTGTTTCTCACTCCCTTAATTGTGTCTTTTGATTTGCTCCAATTGTATTTGTACCAATGCAAAATCAAAATTTCTTTTGTCTTTTTATCAAATTTGATGACATTATGAACCTTGTCGAGTCTTTCAATCAGCTTTTCAATAGTGGCTCTTTTATATCCGGTTTGCCTCGTTGTTTGGTTATAACTTACTTCATAGCATCCGCATATATTCGTTTGTGGATTGGTCAATAGGTAAAGATAGAAATATTTGTCTTCTGGTGTAAATTCATCTTCAACTTTATTGTCCGTCCAAAATGACAATTGAACATTTCTATAAATTGCCATAATCCTCTCCCTTTTCTACCCTTTCAAGTTCTTTCGTTTTTAAGAAAAAGGAAGCTCTTCATCGATGCCGTCTGGAATATCAATAAACCCATCCATACTAGGTGCAGGCTCCGGCTTTGGCTGCGTGTTTGCAGGAGCATTACCTTGATTCCGGCTTTCACAGAACTCGTGTCTGTCAACAATTACATCCGTTGTATACACAGTGTTTCCATCCTTGTTCTTATAGCTTCCGGTCTGAATTCTTCCCTCAATGGCAACTTTCATTCCCTTTCGAAGATACTTCTCTGCAAATTCCGCCTGCTTCCCAAATGCAATGCAATTGATAAAATCTGCGCTTGCCTCACCATCTTTCTTGTATGCCCTTTCTACAGCTATACCATATCTGGATATTTGTAAGTTGTTTGTACCAAATCGTGTATCTATATCTCTTGAAATCCGACCTATTAAAATCACTTTATTCATCATCATCACTTCCTTTTCTAACAGCTACTACATCAGGATAAATCACTCCAACGTTGCTTGGTTTTACAAAATACTCACTATACGGTGGCAATACATTCTTGAAACCGACACCAGACTTTCCAATAACACCAGTAAATTCACCAATACAATTTTTACCTTCTTTTTCAAACAAATATGTCGTTCCTTTAATTAACGGTTCCCCTGTGCTTGAAAGCACACTTATAGTCGTTTTTCTTTCAATCTTCATTATTCAATCTCCTTATATTCACATCTTTTCTAACAGCTTTTCTTATCGCACCCATTTCAAGCCACATCAAAATTGTAGAGAGCTGAGCATGTTTAATCACTTCAATGTGCCTTGTAAGGCCAAACCACATAACATATTCCTGCTCTAGCAATTCCTCAAGGCTCGTTATCGGTTCGCCGTCCTCAAATTTCCTTTTAGATTTCAAGTATTCAACATGTTTCATTCTATAATCGCATGAAAAACATTTTTCTGATAAACAAGAGGGATAATGTCTGCCTTTTACATCAACTGCCGACGAACAATATCTACATGGATTCTGTCTCATTCATTCACCCCATTTCATTTGCATAAGTTAATGAAATCCGGTTTAACCCTATCGCGCAATTCACTTACGATTTCTTCATCTGCTAGTTCGTGAGAAAAAATCGGTCTTCCCATAGCATCTGCTATGTATTTATAAAACTCGTTTCTTTCATCTCCTGTTGTCATACAGTAACCTGTGTAAGCTTCCACTATCAACCGTTCTTTAAGAGTCATGCTTCCACCTCATCGTCTGCCGGGAACTGGAAAACTTTCGGAAGGACCCAGTAGTTCGGCTGAATATAACACTGGTTCACAACGTCGTAACCACCATCAAGCTCCATTCTTGAAAGATAATGCTCTCTGCATATTTCCATAGCCCTGATTGCTTTTTCCACGGTGGAATATTTTGCTATTGTAATAAAATCAACACTTCCCAAATCGGTTAATGAAAATGCGGCTACCATTCCATTGGAAAAAACTTGTAGTGTTGTTTCCTCGTAAGGCAAATCAAACGCTCCGTCTTGACTAATGATTCTCATATTAACCCTCCTTTTCCAAATGCCTTGTATCCTTTTTTACCCATTTTTTACCTCCTTAACAACGACCTCTACCCTAGGATTTTTCCTATCTATTTCAAATTCAAGAGTCGGAGTGAGAACATCATTCCATCCATCATTTTTAATAACTTTTTGCTTTTGCAATGCATCCTCAAAACTTTTAATAAAAGCAGATGCAACGTTCATACGATCATGCATTTTGTTTTCACAATAAAATGAATAATCTATCTTTACCGGGCAAACAATGTGAACTCCGTGCAGCTCACTATGCTTTATATATTTCTCGCAAAGAGCATCGTTCCTAGATTTTATTGGATTAAAATATCTCTTTGTACGTCTGTCATACATTCTTCCACTCAACAATTCGTTTAAACCGCTGTTAAACCCCTTAACTGTAACGTGATATTCCAATAGATCACCTCTTTACTCAATAATCATAGACTCTGCATCTATGGAATCTTCTTCATCCTCACTTAACAGGTCATTAAGATTTTTTCCTGCGGATTCTTTCTGTCCAAAATCGTTATCCAACATTTCTTCTCTTGTGTAAAAACCACTTGTGAGTTCTGGGCAATTAAGATTTGCAAAAAAGCTGGCAGCTCTATACCTAAGCATCAGACCAGGTAGTGTTTTCCACTTACTTCCGTTCTTTTTCGTCCAACCTTCTTTTTCGGCCATGTCCATAGTTACTTTAATTCCATCTACTCTTCTTCCGTCTTTTGTTGTCCAACAACGGCAAGAATACGGCTCTCCGGCTTTTTCTTCTTCTTCAAATTGAAGTTCAGTGTCGTACTTCCCAGATGCATTTATCATGGCTATCAAGAAGCTGCTTTTCCAACTAATTTTCCCCTGAATCATGTACATGTTCTGCATGACGGTAAACGGGTCAATATTCATTTTTTGAGCCTGTGAAATAGCAACAAGGCAGTTCGCTTCATTCCTCTGAAAATGCTGCGGAACAATTGTTGACTGGCTCAATGCTTTTGCCATTTGGTAAGCCATCTTAAAGCTATCAGAGCTTCCGTAAACACCGTGTTCAAAATCTGCTACAATATTTGTGTGTTCCGTCTTGGCGGCAACTTCCTGTTTTTCTTCCTGTACAGCTTCTTGTACGGTTTCTTTCTTTTCTTCCATGCTAATCCTCCTTAAGTACATGCACTGCCAGACGAATTGCAATATGGATTGCTTCCTCACTGGTAAATCCGCATTTAACAAATGAATCTACAGCATTATTGAATGTTACTGTGAAGCTATCTAAAGTCTCATCTTTTTCATCCTTTTTGCCTCCAAAAAGTCTCTGAAACGCAAGATTTGCACCGACACCAGAGCAAGAACCATAGCAAACACTTGTATATACATAGTCATCTACAAACGGTTGATATGAACGTCTTGGCAAAACAAACAAAAGAGTACCTTGATAATCTCCATCGTCGATAACTGTTAATTTTTTTGTGTCATACATACCGTAACAATATGGGCTTCCCGAATCACATTGAATTCCTGGATTTATCACATATTCAAAAAGAGCCACGACCAAATCCTTGTATTCAGAATACTTTTCCTGTTTTGTTTTCTTAAAATAGTCTCTTAAATTTTCCTTGCCTACTTCCCAGTACCTTACAAACTCTTTAATCATTCTTCTTCTCCTGCATATAAATTTTCCATCCACTTTGGAACTCCAAGACTGTTTATTTGAAACTCATCAGAAAACCCCATGTATGCCGGCCATTCATTCAGTTCCACACACTTTTTATAATCGTTCAAAAGAATCAATCGTGTGGCAGAGCCTGATCTCATAAACGTCTCGTCAGACTGTAGGATATTCACTGCATATGGCGGTGTTTTCTCCTGAGCGACAAAAACAAAAACAAATTCTTCCCCGAAATGTTCATGTAATCCTTCGCAATAGTGTGCAGCCTGTATGTCGTAATTAAGGCGTATCGCATCTCTCATAAAGGCTTCTGTCTCTGCACATCTACAGGTCTTTAAATCAACGCATATCGGCTGTTTTCCAAGAAATCCGTAGCTGTCTGGTCTGCATTTGCATTCAACATCAACTTCCTTGTTTGTCCAAAAGAAACTTTCTTCATGTTTGCCGTAAATAAGTTTTTTGACATATGGAGTGGCATATAAAGCGTTTCTCATGTCATCAAGGACTTGCATTGTATCTTGCGTAATAATATCCAGCCCGAAACTTTCATCCGCAAACTGTTTCCATTCTTCTTTCCCTGCTTTTGTTCTACGGTCAATATTAGGTGCAACGACAAATTCGTTGTAAAAATCGGACGGTTCAAGGCAATACTTGTGATACGCTCTCCCAAACTGTAATGATGGTGTATCTTTATCCTCCGGGTTATCACGAAAGTATTTGTAGTGTGCCATGCTCTGAGTCATACGCTTGATGTCTGTAGCAGACAATCCAGGCTTCTGCCTATATTCTGCGTTGCTCATTTTTAACCCACTCATTCAATTTCCCTCCTCATTTCTTTAAGGCAATTATCACAAATAAACCCTCCACTAAAGTACACTGCATCTTCCTGCTGAATGGGTTCCCCGCAATTCCAGCATTTCGGCAAAGAAGCTAACCGATCATCAATGTCAGAGGCGTATCTTTCGTAGTCTCTCTCCGGGTCATCAGTCCAACTCTGTGTCATCCTCTTTTGGTCTCCCTTCTTTTAAAATGTCAAGGCAATAAAGCAATTCATTCATGCATTCATTCCATTCTGTTTTCAAAATATCTCCGTTTAAATCAAACGAATACTTCTTATCAAACCCCTCCATAGGCTTCTGAAATCCGTTTGTATTCACAGAAACTTCAAGAGTTCCATCGAGATTTGAATAAAGAACAAACACATACGGGTCATCTTTAACCGATTTTGTGAGTTTTCCTATATCAAATATCAACTCAAACAGCTCTGAAAGCCTTCCCCTAGTTATCTTCATCTCTTTTCCTTTCTAACCCGGAGATAATATCGAATGCTATTGCAATCTGCTCTCCTGTAAACAAAAACGAATCATCCGTTTTTAGTAGCAAGCAAACAGATTTCTTCAAATCTCCCTCTTGCTTTTCAGCTTCTCTAACAACTTTTTTCATGTAGTTTTTAAATTCAAAATTAAGCATTTCTTTATCTGAATATGTTCCAAATGCCAAAGGAGTCCATTAAAACAATGAAAACAATAAGCATTAGAATCAACCCATTTACAAGTACAGGCAAATCCCACTTAACAAATTCTCTCCATTTCCTCTTCAAGACTCTTTTGGTTTTGTTACTCATCTCCTAACCCTCCTTGATTTATCTACCCTCTTTATTTTTCCATCTGATTTTTTGATAATCTTTAAATAAAACTCTGTTTCCTCGACAAGCATCCACTCTTTTGCATTCAGGTAATGCGCAGACAGACACTCCTTTTGCGCTCTTGTCAATTTCTTTGGATTTTTCATAATTTGTATGACCTAATCTAAATTTCGTTCATTATCTTTTGCTTTCTTATCGTCTTTTTCTGGCTTTAATGTTTCTGCCATTCCTAAAATGTAACCCTTCTGAAAATCAGACATTTCCGGAATCGCATCTTTCAGCTTGTTCACAATCTCTTTCTCTTTTTCACTCATTCACTTCACCCCTTCCTACGCAATCTTCTCTGAATCCAATATTTTCTTTCTGATTGCATCAACGCCCTTCTGGTAAACCAGCGTTTTTGTTGATACACATGGCTCTCCGTTTCTTGTATACTTTTGTTCAATTACCCGGAACCATCCGCAGTCAATGTAGCGCTGATACGGCACGTTCCATCTGTCTAAGATTCCATTCCTTCGGAGGAATTCAAACAGATTATTCCGTCCATATCCTTTGATTCCCAGAACCTTTGATACCTCGTTCATGGAAATTGCGGTCTTACTGTCAGCTACGGCATCGAAAAATTCTGCCTTTGGTTTCATTTGCTCATTATCTGCAAGCAACTTCATGTTGTTCTGTTTCAGGCTATCAATGGTTTGGTTTGCAATCTTCAACGCCCTTGCCATAACCTGCTCTGGCGTGTTCCATGCTTTCTCCAAATCAATAAGGTATTGTCTGCACTGTTTCCCCTCCGTGGTTCTCTGAATCATGCAAATCTGTTTCGCCATATCCACGCTGATTTCATAATCTGTCTGAGGTCTTCCGCCGGATTCTGAGGTTTCTCCCATTTTTGGGAAAAACTCATTTCCCTCTGAAAAACCGTATTCTTTCATACGTTCAAACCATGTTGTGAACTTTGTTCCGATTTTCAAATGCTCATGCAATTCTCTTGCTGATACTGTCTGAGTATCAAAATCAACTTTCAAAATTCCGTTCATTTCTCTCACTTCCTTTCTGTGATATAATGTTTTCAAAAAACGTTGGAGGTTATCATGAAATACGTGCCAAACTACCCGGATATGGATAACTTATTTCCACATCCAAAAATTCCTAACATTGAGCTCCCCAAGTATGAAGAAGGAAAATCTCCATACGAACTTTTAGAAAGTCAATCTGCTTATCTCGAAAAAACAAGCAAGGAACTTCATGACATGGCTGAGTCTGCCAAGTCTCAAGCAAATTCTGCTAAAGAGATTGCTGAAAGTTCAAAAGTGCAATCCGATATTGCTATGAAAACTTCAAATAAAGCTGATATTAAAGGCTGGATTTCTGTAATTGTAGCCATTACCTGTGCTTTCATGGAATTTGCTGTTCACCATTCAGAAATTACTGAGTTCGTCAAAACTTTGGTAAAATGAAATGGCAGAATATCTGGAGTAGCAAAGTAAATACTGAAATCACTAATGCAACATCTGAAATACTTGGTTTTTTCATCTCTTTTCCACCTCCCTTTCTTCTGTTATTGACTTCGTGAGTATACTATATCACTTTGAGAGTTATGTGTCAATAAAAAATATTGACTTTGAGAGTTTTTTTTGATATATTTGTTTCAGAAGGAGGTGAAAATGTGAAAGACAGGATAAAGTTGATTAGAAAATCCAAAAATCTTACGCAATCTTGTTTTGGAGAAAAGATAGGAGTAAAAGGAAATACTGTTACCAACTACGAAACTGGATTGAGGAATCCTACTGATGCAGTAATTCATTCTATTTGCAGGGAATTTGATGTAAACGAAGAATGGCTCCGAAACGGAACCGGGGAAATGTTCATTCAGAAAACAAAGGATGAAGAGATTTCAGAAATGCTTGCAGATGTGCAGAAGTTAGAAGATGATGAATTTAAGCATCGGCTGATCTCAGCACTTGCACAGTTGGATGAAAACGGATGGGATTGCCTGGAAAAACTGATTGACAGTATTGCAAAGAAAAACGGGTAAAAAGAAAGACAAGGGAAATGCGCAATCCCTTGTCTTTTTCTTTTGTTCACTTTGTAAGCCTTTTCACATATACGTATATTAAGCGCAACCACCTTAAATTATTGCAATCCGTAATAAGTGATACAATCTCTCTCTTGTAAAAGTTTTCTTGCGGGACATCCCCCTTTTTGTCCATGATAAAACCTCCAATACCCTGCACGTACCAGTAGCGATGAAACAAGTATAGAACATATGTTCGCTTATGTCAATTAAAACGTGAGAGTTGACAAAAAATAATGAAAAGAATAAAATAAATAATATCAAACTCCCTACGTGTTGAGGGCGATGAAATGCCAGTAACACCGCCCCCAAACCAGAACTTGAAAGTCCCTCCGTAGAGGGTAAATACATCTTAAACAAGTTAGAAGGTAAAAGAAAGATGTTGAAAAAAGAAAAGCTAAAGCAAATATCGACCGAGTTGTTTGTTGATAATGACAAGTTTATGAACAGCTTTAGGCATAATCTTGATTTGTTTTTGGCACCAAGGGACTTAACCATTAGAGAGTTGTCCGAATTGTCCGGAGTTCCCTCTGCAACACTTAATAATATTTTGTACGGAAATGCAAAAGATGTTCGAGTGTCTACTGTAGTTGCGCTTGCAAGAGTTCTTGAAATAAGCATTGATGAATTATTAGGTTCTGGAACAATGGAGCCTCAGATGAGGGAGTCTGTCAGAATTGTTAGAGGATTGCCTGATTATTCAATACAACTAATACGGTATTTTATAAGGCATCAAGAAACGATACACAGAAATGTTGAAAAGGGACACAAATATATATCACTCATAAACCCTCAGATGATAAATGGAAAAGTTGCTACTACAAATGCAGTAGAGCCTATGAACGTGGATTATTTGCCAGAAGATATTAAGGCAAAAGCATATCTTGGAATGAAAATACCGTCAGATTACTATATGCCATATTATCTTCCCGGAGAAATCGTTCTTGTTGCGGCAGACAGAATGGCACTAGACGGGGAACGTTGTCTTGTTACTAATGACGGAGGGATTTACATTGTTATAAAAACACACATTATTGAAAACGGGAAAAGATTATGGAAATACGCTCCGCTAATCAATAAATCCAACGTATTATCAGAAGAAATGATAGACGATAAGATAGGTTATATAATCGGTTTCCTACACACAGATGGTACATGGGGAACTAGATAAAAAAAGAAGCCGAGGATTTTACTCCCCGGCTTTTTCAATGCTATCGGATTTCAATAGCTTCAATTCTCAATTCTTCTCCAACGGTACCAAGTGTGGCAATTCCGTCAGCTTTTGTCCAGTCCGTCCATCCAGAACCCTGAATATGAACCCTGTATTCAAAGTCACCTTTTAGGCAAATGCATTCAATACGCTTGGATTCACCAACAGTACCTATGACGGTATCTTTCGTAATCACACCATAATCTTTCCATCCATATGACTGGATATGAACCTTGGCAGAAACCTTTTTACCAAGCGGATCAATCTTGAATGCTTCAAGTCTCTTACCAGATCCAGTACTTCCGCATATTACGCCATCTGGTACCATATCAAGCCATCCTTTAGACTGAACATGAGCCTTTACATATACTTTAGCTTTTCTCATTTCAATAGCTTCAAGCTGCTTAGATTCTCCCTTGACTCCTGCCCAGCATCCGCAGAACTTCCAATCAGACCATCCATAGGATTTCTGATGTACTCTGTATACATATGGTTCATCAGACTTAATAAGAATAGATTCAATACGCTTCTGCTCCCCTGTTGTACCAAGTACAGTTGCGGCGGTTGGGTTCTTATAAGCTCTATCTCCATACGATTTAATATGAACATCTACTTCTTTAATTCCTGGTGCATCAATACGCAAGGCCTCAATCCGTCTATTCTGACCAGTTGTTCCAGCCATCATACCATCACACTTCCAAGACAGCCATCCAATTCCTCTTACGTGGGTTTGATAAGATATAATACCCTTATAGTCTTTAGACTCTTGAGATACTCCTGTATTTTCTTTAATATATCCATCTACAGGTTCAGGTTTTTTATCAGTACCATTTATTCTGGCTTGAACAGCGGCTCTAAACATATCCATGTTATAGCCAATATATTTCCACCAATGATCTGGATCACCATGATTTGAAGCCAGACCACGTGCAGCACCCTCTTTGTGACTGATAATATTTGCAGGTGAAATTCCGAATTTTTTACATAACTCAGCATAAATCTCAATAGCATTATTGATAACTGCCATCCCTGTCGCTTTATCAGAATAATTTGCAGGCTCACACAATTCAATTCCTATTGCTTTTTGATTTCCGCTACCACCACAATGCCATGCCTGGATTGTCCAGGGCAAAATCTGATACATTGTAGATGTCCAATCAATAAATCCGTGCACACAAACAGATCTTCCATTCGGTCTATACTGGTTAAAAATACCTGCATATTTCTGAGCACCAACACCTGGAGTGGCTGTAGAATGCACCATGAGCATTGTTGGGTTTAATTTTTTATTCGATTGAAAACACTCATTTTTTGTTGCATATGCTTGTTTAATTACCATTTGTAAACCCCCTTATCTATAACCCAATATTTTAAGTGGACAACAAGCACTGGAATACACGGTTCCGCTTGTGTTTGGTGAAGAAAAGTAATGCCCAGAATTTAATTTTATGCTACTTCCAGATGGAGCATCCGTGTTTCTTTTCATCAACAATGCTTTGGAATTTAAACCATCCATCAGCGCAGGTTTATCTATCGGAATTTTACCCGTTGACTTAACAGCATTCGTGTTGTTTTCCACATCAAAAATTATTTCGTAATATTTAAACCCACTAACGCTTTCCTGCAATGTTAATGTGGTTGCGTTTTGCACACCAGACCCCGTCCAAAGAATCACAGGATCAATAGAAATTTTCGTCCATGATCCATAACCGCTTATGGATTGGATTTTTTGCCCATATCTAACATAATGTCCAATAATGCTATTCCCACTGTAAATGTATACTATTTGCACTTTATATGGAACACTTACAATAATTGCACTTCCAGAAGAAACGGGAGTATTTGTACAGTTAGAAAGACTTGCCGAAAAAACACCCGCTTCAAGAGCATTTAAATCTCCCGAATAACTCCCCATATCCTTTACGCTCTCATTTACAGCTGTATTTGTGGCATTGATTTGAGCGGCTCCAAAGTTGCTTCCCTCTTGTGTGTACTCTGTTACATCCTCAAGTGAATAAGTTCCATCACTGTTGCTGATAAGCTGGTATCTGCGCTTTCCATTCATAGACGCATCCAAAATATCATCTTTAAAATTTACCGGTAATGTAGTTGCCATTAAACACGCACCTCCCTGAATCTACCAAGAACAAACGGAATTTTCCGAAGTCCAATAGCCTGTCTGCCCATTAAGTTATACATATCAAGTGTTGCTGACTCAATTCTGTTCAATTCATCCCATGTAATAAATGATTGATTCACATAAAACGTTTTCGAGTATCCATAATCCTTACCGTAGGTATTTTGTGCAATGGTGCTCAAATTACGCTCTATTGCATTAAAATAATTAACTTTCCAGTAATCTGAATAACTGGTCATATCTGCGCCCATAGATTCAATCTCAAAACTTTTGATAATGGCTTCTGCCCTGTCACGCAGATACTGAATGTTGTTTTTTATACGGTTGAAATCTGTATATTCAAATCTATCCGTATTTTTCCAATCTGTTTTCGGTGTAATCCAAGACATTTATAAAACCACCGCCCTTGCTTTTATTTTTCCAGACCATGTACCATTAAATGAAATATCATTTTCATAAGCACGTATTAGCCTTTTTCTCCCATCTTTTAAACCAAGATAGAATAAATCGTTCGCATCAGTTCTTGGGTCTCCACGCCAGTCAAGCTGATAATCAACAATTCCCAAATAATATGACGAAAGCCATTCTTCCAAATCCTGTGCGTGAGATTCAGTACTGACAAGAGGATTATCCCACTCCATATCAGCACCATTTTCATTGTGCTTTTTAGAGTATTTTTCAGTGCTCAAAATGTATTCTTTTCCGGTTATCTTCACTTTTACCTTTTCGGTTTTCGTAACGTTTTTAAATTGTACCGAAACAAAATAACTGCTAGAGTCTGTTATTTCTGCCTTTACATTTGTTGTTCCTCCGCTTGTTGGAGGTTCTACCGAAACAGCAAATCCAAAAGCGGGATCCCTCAAATAAATAGTGTGTGTTGTGTTTTTTGTAGAAACTTCCACCTCTTCTGTTGCCAAGTCTGAAACTGCTGTGGTTTCGTTACTGTAAACATTTTTCACAACACTCATGTTCCGAAGTTTATCTTTTCTGGAAGACACTGGACTTTTTGTAAGGTCATATCTTTTTATGTTGTATGCTGTAGCATCTCCAATTTTAATATTATCAATAAAAACCCTGCTGTTTGGAGAGCCTTTTGTTATTTCAATAACCATTTTTTTAAATGTATTGAAAGTGGCAGATGTCTCGTAGGAGTTTCCGTTCTGGACAACCGTAAGTGATTGTACCAAACCTCCACCCGCATTGTATGTTTTTATTGTAAATGTCTGCGGATGCACATTTCTGAAATCGATTTTTAAACCATATGCCGTATATTCCGATTCAAGGTTGATAGTGAGTGTTGGATTTGTCGTGAAATCACCATTTTCATCAGCAACAACATTGCTTACAAAACCTGTTGTGTGAGTATATTGAACCGGATTTTCCGGAAGGAAAAGAACCGTGCCGTCAACAACAGAAAAGTTCTGGCTTGCTTCTGCATATGCCATTTTTCCGGTAGACAAAAGCACATTTTGAACATTGCTGTATGCTGTCTCTACATTTGCCGTAATCTCTGCATCCGGAACGAAAGATGCCTGTAAGTGAATACGTCCGTTTCTATCATCATACAAGGCACATCTTCCGGCATTTGCTATGATTTGCAATGCTTCACTATGCTTTACGGGAGGAACCGGATTGTTTACCGTAATGGTTTTCAGGTATGGATCAATATAATATTGTTCTTCCACAAAACCGGCATCTACAAGTACTTCCTTTGCCAAGTCATAAAGGGTTCTTCCAGACGAACTGTATTCCCCCTTGTAAAACGTTCCGTTCATAAAATCAAACAGATCTGTACAAACAAATTGTGCCTGTGTATCACTTGCATTCCAATTCTTTAAATAGGTGAGTGTTTCTGGCATCCACTCAATTTTTCCGGAACCGTCAATGTCATATCCGAAACCAAGTTTAACTTCTTGTCCAAGTTCCAAGTAACCTATTGCACTTTCTTCATTGTCTGGATTGTAAAAAGAATCTTGATTATCCAGTATGATTTCTACGTCTTTGCTAGGAAGAGATTCTGTGGTTGCAGATACAAAATCTTTAATGCTACAAGAAACAACCTTGTTGTTAGAGAACGGGACAACCATGCCAAATGACATGCTATAAATTCGCAATCTCCCATTTCCATTTAGCATTTCAATAGGAGTAATTGTAATTTCGTTTATTCCATCCATTACATCATCAGATGTAAAAACACTGCCTTCATTCTCATATTCCTGATAAAAATCCCCAGCTGTTAATGCAAAAAATGTAGGATAGTATTCCCCAAAGTTAATTGTCAGTCCCTTGATGTCATATACCGATGTTCCATCTCCAATGTTTATTGTAATGTCACCATAAATATCTCTTGAAACAGCACCTTGACTGTAAACTTGTCCAGAATTTGTTTCTGGTGGAAAGTACATTTTCCCATCAACTTTTGAAAACTTTTGCTCCGGGAATGCATATAACCGTGAAACAGTTCCATCTTCAAACAACTTTGATACATTTGATACATACAACAAATTTGTAGAATCAGAAACCTTGGCGTTGTTTTGTGCATCTGAGTTGATAATACCAATTGACCCTTTTACATATCCCCTGTTTCTAAAGGGCTGCTGCATGGACTCAATATATTCATCACTTGCAATCTGCATATTACCACCCCAAATCTATCAAGTTAAATTCCAGCGTGTTGTCCTGCGTAATCATATGGGTAAGTTTATCCACAAACAACGGGACTCCCTTTCTGTCACCCGGATACATCATCACTGTAATTGGATTCCCGGGGTTTGCAAAATCTTCAAATGTTACCGGAACATAAAATGGAGAAATGGCATCCAGCATCCGTTTTCTTTCATCTGGCTTTAAACCTACCCACTTTAAAGAATCTAGCTTATAAAGGTCTCTACCAACTCTTTGACCAATAACCGCATTATCCACGTTTCTTCCGGCATTAACTGTTGTCGTAATAGTCCACGAAAACCCAACTGCCGGGCACGGAAAATCATATCCGTTTACATTTAAAAAAGATGATAAAGCCATAGGCTCTTACCTCCTTAAGAAAAAGCGGAACAGTATTACACTGCCCCGCCAAACGAGAATCCATTTCTGGACTTTCTACTATCATATATATTTACAAGTTCTCTTCCGTCCACAACAATTTGCTTTCCATCTTTGATTGCCGAAAGAATATCTTCCAACAATTCGATTTCTGCACTGTTGCTTTCGTTTGCCCTCATCATGGCACGATATACACCAGCTTCGATTCCGTCAATGATTTGTGCATTGTTTGCAACAGCCGTTTTTCCATTGCTAAATTGACCAACAAGCTCCGTTCTGTTTGCCCAGAAGAAACCATCTTCCGGGAACCCACCAGCCGCATATTTGGGGAACATGTCAGACAGGCTAATTCTGCCAGCTCCGTTCTTGTAACGCTTTGCAGTGTATCTTAAAATATCAGTCCACGGGAAATTGTAATACGAACGTACTCCGATTTCATTTCCAGTCTGATCTCCCGGTTTTCCACCAGTAATTTTTCCTTTTTCATTCAGGCTCGCCTGAACCACTTTGCCATTACCGATGTACATCGCTACATGATGTCCTCTGCTCAGCAAAACATCTCCTCGTTGTAAACCAGAACCGTTCGCAACTCCTACCGACTTTGTGATGTCTGAAAATCCTACGGATCGTGCGACATTGTAAAAGTTTGCGGTCGTAAAAGCACCTTTTGACTTAATTGGTATTCCAGCTTGCTCAAAAGCAGAGATAATCAAGGAACTACAATCATAGTCCGGATTTCCCCACCTGTTTGCCTGGTCATATCCGTGACTATTATCTGCCGCAATATTCAATGCCCATTTGACAGCTTTTTCAATTCCGGCGCCGATGCTAGATTCAAAAGCTTTTTTAACGAATTCAACCATTCCATCAAAACTATTGTTGATAACACCAGCTGCCATTTTCCCAAAGAGACCACTCCAACCATTCGTATCTGTATATTTGTCCACTGCAATTTGAGTGATTCCTTTTGCGTTGGTCAAATAATCCATCATATTTCCGCTGTAGGAAGATAAAGATGCCCATCCATCAATAAAGTTTCCAATGCCGCCAGCAAAATGTGGCACACCCATGTTTTTCATCAGATTTTTAGTCTGACGTGCAGGCATAATCTTTGTTCCCTTTTCAAGTGGTAACATTACGTTCCTTCCACTTGGTATAAACGGTTCTCCGCTTGGAGGAACAATAATTTCTTTGTAAACTGCGCCGCTCTGGTCGTTTACAACTCCCATGGTATCATGCGCCAATCCATCAGTACCACTTGCAAATTTTGGTACACTCCAAAGAGAAATTGTGTCTTTTGATCCAACTTCTTTGAGTATCCATTTAAGCCCGTTTAAGGCCCCATTTACAGCTTTTCCGATTGGTGTGATGATTTTATTGGCTATGCCTTTAAAGAACGATTCCAAGCCGCTGAATGCGCTCTTGATGCCGTTGTACGCAGATGTAAATGCTGATTTAAAATAGCTTCCAGAATCTTTGAAGATGTTCTTTATAGCACTCCATTTATCTCCAAACCATGTTGTTATAAAAGCCCATGGTTCCTTTGCTCCTTCTGCCGCATTGCTGAACATTTTTTTAAACTGTTCATTAGTATCAGAAGCAATCTTTTTAAGCGACTGAGAAATAGTATCTTTTCCCTTCGCAAATCCTTGTGCATATCCAGCCGCACAAAACTCGCCCATTTCGGCAAACACTTTTGACGGAGATGCAATGCCAAGAATGCTTTTGAAAAATCCAATGCTATCTTTTGCAGCGTCCTCTGTTGCAGTTTTCATTTCCGTGTTAGAAGAAAGTCCTTCTGCATAACCAGCGCCTGCTTGATCTCCGGCATCAATGTATCCGTTTTTGATTGCGTCTGTATACGTGTTAATATTAGAAGTAGCTGCGTCATATGCCGCCTGTTGCTGTTTTACCGAATCAAATACTTTACCCAAATTGTCAGACGAATGTTCAAGAGCGGAGTTTGCCTTGTCAAGTTCCTGCTGATATCTTGACATTTCTTCTGGATTCCGGGCTTCTTTTACCTTCTTTTGCGCTTCTTCAACATCCTTAAGTTTCTGAATATAATCTTCTTGCGCTTTTGAATAATTTTCTTGTGCTGCTTTTAGATTGTTTACCGCCTCCAACTGGTCTTTATATGCTTCTTTTAATTCCTCGACATACGCCTGCATTTGAGCTTCTTTTAGCATCATGTCTATCTTTTGCTGCAAAGAATCTCTAGTTGCATCAATCAAACCAGTTTCTTCATTATAACAATCCGCAAGTTGCGGAAACTGTTCAACAAGTGTTTTTGCCAGATTTTGCATAGTGGCTTTTTCTTCATTTGTCAGATTTTCTTTTTCTGCCAAATTGAAGTATTGGTCTGCTAAATCTTGAGCCATAGTCGCTTCTGCCAAACCAGCATTTTCAACAAGTTCCTTTGATGCAGATGCCCTGTCCAGTATAGCTTGAGAAGAATCATTTAATTTTTGCGTTAAGTTGTCTACGGATTCGCCGTATCTTTCGATATCTTCTTGTTTTAGTTCGTTTTCCTGCGCCTCTTTTCTTGCGCTGTTTAATCCTATAAGTCCACCAACAAGACCGGTTAAGGCAGTGACAGCTCCTGCAATAGGATTTGCAAGACCGACTATATTCTTTAACACTAAAAATGCCCCGCCACCTGCCGTTGCTATTTTCAGAAGTGATGTAGAAACATTCTTTCCACCTGTTGCCAAATCCTTAAACGCAGACTTCATCAATACAAATTCACCAGCGATAGCGGAAAAACCAGCAAGTGCCTTTACAGGCTTGGACAACGAATTGGAGAAATTCTGAATATCGACTTTCATTCCGGCAAATGTGGATTTAATTCCCCAATTCTTTATGGACCTCACAATATCTGCGCCATAGCTTACGACCTTCTTTGAAATTCCAGAAAACGTTTTTGAGAACAACGTCGGAACTCCACTTAGGCTTTTTGCAATTCCCCTTACACCTTTCAACATAAAAACAGTAAAGATAGTTTCTATGTCGATATTTCCAAGGAAATCAAATATTCCGTTAAACACGCTTGCCCAGTCAATGTTTATAAACGCATTCCAGATAACCTGCCTGATTCCTTTTGCCCAGGTATTTATCGTATTCGCCAATGACGTAAAATCAAAATCCTGGAAGAATCTGCTGATTGCAACACCAATAGATTTTCCTAGGTCTGCAAAATCAAATGTCTGACCAAATGAAAGTGCCGTATAGATTGCTGTATTCAGCGATTTTGCAATTGTGCTTCCAACGGTACCAAACAACTCCGGACTGATTAGACCGTTCAAGAAATTGGCAAGCCCTTTTCCGAAATCTTTTGCACTTTTGTATACACTATCCCAGTTTATCTTTTTCATGGTTTTGGTGAGCGTATTACCGATATATTCTCCAAGCTGTTCAAGGCTTTTAATACTGCTTCTATACTTCTCCAAAAGTGAATTGTTAGCCTTCATTTTTACCATGAGACCACTGTTGTCACTTCCAGTACCACCAGAACCACTTCCGGAGCCACTACCTTTTCCACCAGAGCTTTCAGTGTCCTTGTCTGGTTCGTTAAGGTTCAGTTCGTCAATTCCAAGAAGAGTAGTTTTCAGTTTCTTTGCGTTTTTATTCGCATTTCCAAGGCCGCTTGCTGCACCATCAGCATTATCAGCCACACCTTCCATCGCATCATCAAGGTCGTTTGTAAGACCGCCGCCTGTAATCTCATACTCCCAGCCAAAAATCTGACCAAGTGCATTAAGTACAGTTTCAGAAAAAGTAATGATTTTTCCCATCACATTATTCAGAGTCTTAACAAATGGCTTAAATGCATTGATGATTCCTCTACCTACAACAGAACCAAATTCCTGAAACTGCTGTTTTAAAATTCTGATCTGATTCGCCCAGTTTTCACTCGTGCGACTGAAATCAGACTGTGCTGCTGTTGTATTTGCCAACACATACTGATACCGCAGCATTGTTTTCTCTGCTTGGGTCATTGAGTCTATATCAGCATCAATTCCATTTTTCATTGCCCACTCTTGCAGTGTGGCATTTGTTAAATCTAAACCGTATTGTCTTACATTTATACCCTCGGTTTCCCGATATTTGTTTAGGGATTAGACTATCTCACAATCCAGTATGGATTTCCGATACTTCGAACGGCGCTAATCTCCGCCCTACAATTAGTCGTTACACCTTCCAAATAAAAAACCGCCTTAATTGGCGGCTTTTGTTTGGCTCGGCACGGTATTGTCATGTTTGTATTTCCAAAGGTGATTCAAAATACAAATTTAGAGTTTTACCGTTAGCCGGCATTTTTACCGACACCGCTTTTGCCTGCGTTCTTCGGATTATTCGAAACACATTACTGTGTTAAGCCGCTAAAATTAACGGACGTGTTTGACCGGTAAAGATTGACTCCAAATCTTTTGCAACGTCTGATTGCTCCATATCGTAAAATGATGCGATATCAGCCGTCAGCTTTGTAAGATTCAACGACACATCAGACATTGAATCGGAAAGACCAATGTATCCATCAGTCTGTTTGTTCAGGTACATGTTTGCACTCTTAATCTGGCTCTTGCCGATACCCATTGCAGTACCCATAGCCTGAAATCTACCTGCGTACTGTTTTACGGCAAGTTCTGACATACCAAACTGCTTTATGGAATCAGCCGCAAATTCATCCACTTTCTTTGCCGCATTTCCAAATGTAACGTCAATTACGTTCTGCACTTCTGTCAGTTTAGACGCATACTCAACTGCATTACTCAGTTTTTGCACCGCTCGTATAACGAGCCAATAAGATGCATACATCTTTCCAATGGTAGATGCTAGACTATGGCTTTTCTTTCTTGCCATATCTGCCGTTGAACTATATGATTTCAAACTGTTTCCAAGTGCTGTAGCAGCTTTACCAGACGAAGCACCAGTTCTCGCAAGTCTTCCTAATGCATTTGTCATATCAATAAGACTTTGATTGATTTTTGGTGCTTTTGCCATTTCAGACATAAGATTCTTCATGGCTGTTGACAATTTAGGAATGTTCTCTAAAGCCTTTGTTGCACTCTTGTATCCAAGCTTTGAAATGGCATTTGCAAGCTCTACAAGTTGCTTTGAAGAACCAGCATTTGTCGTTATACTTCCAACTGCTTTCCCGAGCTGTGTTAATGCAGATGCAGATTTATTGATTTGAGATGTTTTAAGGTTGCTAAGGCTCTCAATTCCTTTTGCCAGCCTGTTGAAGTCCGTTACTCGAACATCTTTCATTCCCTGCATGGCGCTTGAAAGTCTGTTTACTCCGTTTGCCATTCCAGCCAAGTGACCAGAATTTATGCTTCCAAGTGAAGTTGCAACGGTTGAAAGCCTGGTTATCATTCCATCAAGTGCAGCATTTGCCTTGTTGGCATTCGCATAGACCTTGACTTCTAAGCTATCAACTTCTTGTGGCATTATCTCACCAACTTTCTTTGAGAAAATTTATAATAAAAAAGGCGGCACGCTTTTTATTGCGCACCGCCTGATTTTTCCGGATGGTCTCTTTTCCAGTTTTTCTCCATGGTCAACAGGCTTGCCCAGAACAACTCCCTTAACTTTTTGTCGTGTTCTTCTTTTCTGTGTTCAGCATTTTCCACGTGTTGAATTATTGGTTCTTCAATATACTTTGCCTTTGCCTTTTTGCCATTTAGGCAGTGGTCGATGGCAAATACCATGGAAGATATTCCGTAGTTTCCAAACCATGTCCACATTTCCTGATCTCGTTCTTTTTGCTTCATGTGATAGCCTTTTGCGTACAGACCAAGCTTTTTTGGATTTAAATGCTTAAATTCTTCTAGGGAAATTCCCATTGCAACCGCTTCTGGAAAGTATGTTTCCCAGATTAGTTTGTGGAAGTTGACTTCTTGAGATGATCCTGTGGAACTTTCTTCGGTTTTGCTTTCGGTTTCTGTTCCGTTCCCATCATTTGATTCACCATCGCAGTCAACCCGCTCAGGTCGAAAAAACCGTCATCCTCCATGCACTTTTTCAGTTCTTCATAAAGTGTATGGAAAGTAAGACCATTTTCTTTCATGTATGATTTCATCAGAGTTTTTGATTCGTTTAATCCCATTGGATTATTTTCTTGTAATCCTGCATGGAACGCAGAAATACAAATGTGTGGGATGTCCGCAACCATATTGGCAGTTCCATTGAACATTGCTCCAAGCGTCAGTTCTTTTTCATCTTCCGGGCTTTCATCTGCAAGCAAATAAGAACCAGTGAGGATTTTGAACATTTTCTGAACAACATCCTTGTTTTCTGCCGCTTCAAACCCAAACTCCAATTTATATTCTTCTTCATTTACTTTGATTGTAAGCATTTTCCTTCCCTTCTCCCTTTTTATTGGGAAGGGGCAGACCGAAGTCCGCCCCTTTTTCACATATTGTCCGAATAGTAACTGTAATAGGAATCAGCCGTTTTTGTTTCATTATCGCCAGTGACTACGGCTTTACTCTTTTTCAGTGACTGGCTATTTATTCCCCCGGCGTAAACGCAACTTTTTCATCTGCGCCCTTGTATTCTTCAATTGTCAGATTCATTTCTACTGTAAGCAATTCATTCTGACCAATTTCTGGCTGCGGAATAGCATCCGGCGGCTGAGCAATTACGAAAAATCCTTTTGTAATATCTGGAACAATAGTCTCAAACCACATACGTTTTCCACCAGTCAGTGCTTTATATGCCGTAATAAGATCGTCCCATTCTTTTGCGGTATCGTCTGTATAGTTTACCGTTACCGGGAATGACCCACCAGTATCAGCACGTCCTTTGATATAACGTGTAATCAAATCTTCCAATGCAGAAGCGTCAATCTGCTCCGGTTCAATGTTAATACCGCCAATAGCATTGATTCTCGAGAGTTTTTTGAATGTGGTTGGTTTTGTTCCAGCCGTAGTTTCCACACCATAACCAAAGGTAATACCTAATGTAGATACACCAGCTACTGCCATAATAATTCCCCCTTAATTTTAAACAAAAAAATAAGGCTTTCGCCTTTTGATTCTTAAGTTACAACAACGTGTCGTTTGCTCCGATTACTCTTCGAAATCTAGCTGCGCACCTGTATGTTTCATCGCCGTATTCAATTTCTGGCATTGATACGATTTGAAACCTTAATTTTTTAAATGCCGAAGCAATTATATTCGCAATATACTTGGCATCTCTTTTGGACGTGTTTGTTGACACATCCACTTGAAACGTCTCCATTACAGCATTCACTCCAATACCGTCTATATCACACCCAGTTTCCACACCGGGTAATTCGTGGATATATGCTGTTGGAAATTCCGCTTCTTTATTACTCTTCCCCTCGTTTGTGATGACAATTGTTGGATATGTAGCTTTCAAATCTGCTTCTACAAGACTTTTCACAAGAGAGTAAATCGTGGTTTCCAGATAATAAATCCAAGTGTTTTCCTTATTATCCATTTCCAAAAACCCTCCTTGCTATAGCGACATAATCCGTTGCCATTTTCATTGCTGCTCTATACATTGGCATTGTGGCTTTTACACCATGCGTCAATATGAAATCTCCGGCTTCATTGTAGTAACCCCACTGTTTCTCAACACCGTGACCTTTTCCATAAGAACCAATCACGTACCCAAACTCTGAGCCTTTTGGATGTGGACTAGATCCAGCCGGTCCATTATGCCAAACACCTGCGCCAAACTCTATGAAAAGGATTTCTCTTCCATCAACTACAAGGCTTGATACGGCCTGTGTCCCATAAGAGTTTACTTTTACATATGTGTTGTGGCTCGTGTTTGAACCGCTTCGTATTCCTTTTTCGTCATACGTGTAGCAGGCATCCGAAATATTGCTTTCCACAACCGGAATGCCGGCTTCTGCAAGTGCCTGTGTAAATTCATAGATTTTGTCTTTGAGTCGTTGCTGATAGTCCCGAAGCTGTTTTATCGCATTCTGCACAGAGCTTTCGGAAAGCCTGCACGAGATTACTTTTCTTTTTGCCAACAAGACCACCTACTTCACGATTTTCTGCAACAAAAAAAGGTCTGCTGTCAGACCTTCTTCTGCAACTCCCTTTACGATATAATCCGCACTTTTAGAATCGGTTGTCCCTTCGTCCGTTGTTTCAACAGAAGACTTTCTCCATATCACATCACCAGCCGAGAGCGGCAAAGCATCTTTATCTGCCACAATTTGACAATAAGAAGTGCTGTCATCAACACCGAATTCTTTCATCAATGCTTCGCTAAGCTTATTGCTGATGTTTGCAGAAAAAGAAACCGGATCCCCATATCCAACGGTTTCTCCTGATTCAAGCGGAATCTTCGTCCCGTCACTGGTTTCATAATATTTTATTTCCCCAGTAACCGGATCCCTCTCATATGCCTTGACTCGTTTTCCAGATTTTGCATAAAGCATTTTCTGCTTGTTAATATCAAGCATCGTTTTCTGCTTTCTCCTCTACGGATTTTTCCTCTTCTGGAATGCCGGCAACACTCGTCAACAAAGACAAAACACCGGCAAGTGCAGATGCGCTCAAAACCATTAGCCAGTTTACATCGCCAATAGCCGCAGAGGTTCCAATAGTGGCGACAGCTGTCTGTGCAACTGTTTTAATTGCTCTGATGCCAGCTTTTTTCGCCCATTCTTTCCAATTTCTCATGTTGTTTCCTCCCCATCTGAATTTCCTTTTATATTCAGTCGAGTCTCAATTCCGTCAAGCCTATGATGTGCTGAACGGGCACTGTCTTCGACTTTTACAATCCTTTTATCTTGGTCGAGCAATTCTTTTCTGATTTGCGTATAATCGCTTTTGATGTCTGCAATTGTAGAAAGAATGCTGTCAAGTTTCATGTTGATTGTTGTATTTTCTTTTGTCCGCTCAATAATTTCCTTCTGGTCAACTTTCCCGCTGTTCTTGAACCAGGAAAAAACAGAAAAAAGTAATGCGGATGCGCTTATAAGAACTGTTATAAGATTTAGGTCTAAAGTCACATTCTTATACCGCCTTTCTTCCTATTATAATGTGCACTTCCCACCACCAACAAAATGCACCCCTGCGACCATTTTACTAACATTGGAAAAATGGCAACGCACAATCTTCTAAACTCTTCGATAACGAGGAGTTATAAAATTTTTGTAAATGGATAAACACCTGCGTAAAGCTTTTCTCTGTCTTTCCATTTTCTGCTAACGCCATTCTCTGAGTAAGACTCCATATAGTTTTCTCCTGCTTGCGAATAATCATAAACAACCAAATTTACTATCACGAACTCAAACCGTTCCAAGTCTTTTGCTATGTCGCATTCATCGTAACTGTCTGGGTATTGGCGTTGCTCTCTTACATCATTTGTTGCTTGTTCTATCAACTGATCAATCAACGGGTCTGATTCCGGATTATCGAACACAATATCAGAGAACCCTTTTTCTTCCTGAATATGAAATTGTTTTAAGCGGATTTTAACCTGTTCTCTTATCGTATACGACATCCCAGTACCTCCTAAAGATTGAGTCGATCAAACAGAGCCTTTTTTAATTCTGCGCCAGTCATGTTCTCCGCATTTTCGATCCCTTCTTCTTTTCCAAGATTCTTCAGGTCTGCGGTGCTCATTCTGGTAATTTCCGTCTTTTTAAAAGAAAACGGTTTGTTTTCAACAGAATTTCTTGCATCTCCTCCCGGGATTTCTTCTCCCGGGAGATACCATTTCCCATTGTGCTTAACTTTGTGGTCAAATGTCATAAGGCAAACCCCCTTAATAACATTTAATTACATATGTGCTATCCATTCTTTCGTAGGATGGAAGAACAATTTCAGAAACGGTTGTTTTTGTGTGTTCAGGATCATGTGTTGTTGTAACTTCAACGGCAACACCTGTATTTACAATAGAAACATCTGCATCAGAGCTTCCCATTGCCGTTCTCTCAGCCGGAGTTGTTCCATACCAAGTGTTTCCAAGTGCTCCGTTAGGAACAAGTGTTGCAAAACCATCTGGATAAAACTTAGTTGCCGTTCCAGACTCGTTTTTATACATCTTGGAATATACGACAATGTTAATTCCAAGCTCAGAAGAAAAGTTTTCTTTTACCCGAGCATCTGTCATGAATACATTTGCTGTCGTGTTCTGAGCCAAGATTGCACTTTTAATCTTTGCGTTCTGCTTAAGATAATCCATTGTCTTTCTGGAAACAATCATAATCTCCGGTCTTTCTCCGGTGAGTGACTCAACAGAATCTAATGCTGTAGAAATATCATCCATTGGGTCAGAATTTGCTGTATCACTCCATTTATCAGTGGTTGTTGTAAGTTCCGCAAAGTTGTTTGTTTTATAAGTGCTGCTCGGGTCATAATTGTATGCATACGTTACTCCATCTGCCTGAATAGAAATTTTAGGCGAACCATCCGACGGAGCCAACAGCTGCATAATCATTCTTTCCGGTACAACGTTTGCTCCGGAAATAAGCGTATTTGCATCATCATAAATTCTGTTCAAAATATCCTGTGCATATGGGTCTGCGCTTTCCTGAACGCGCATCATATCCTGTTCATCAGCCTCTTTTACAATCATGGACTCTTTAAAATAAGCCATCTCTGTTTCCTGGAGCTTAAATCCCTCTCTGCTTCTCAATGTAGATACAGCATCAAAATTAGATGGTGCCAGAGAAACCGGAAGCCCCTTTGATGTTTTAATCCACTTCAAATCAAGTCCCATTTTCTTTTTTGCCGGGAAGAGTCCAGAACCAAGATAAGGGATTGCGTTACTTGCGACCTCTGTGTTTACCAATGCAATTGATTTTGCACTATATACATCTCTAATATTCATTAGTTATCCCCCCTTACTCAAAAACAATTAACGGAAGAGCCGTTTTTACGGCATCTGCGATTGTAATTCCAGTATTCGCATTAGCGTTTGCCAAATTTACACAAGCAAATGCTTTTACAATTGTTCCGATTGGTCTTTCAGAATATGTGTCTGTGAGCAAAATTCCAACAGCCGTTCCGTCGGATGATGCGCCGTTTACTGCTTTACCATCTGCTGCGATTGGCTGTCCGGCCTTACATACACCATTTGTAAATGCGGCGCTTGCAAGCGTGATTGGCTCAAATAACTCACCGCCAAGTCTTCTTTTAAGAATTTCGGGCTGTGTGGATACCGCTGATTCTTTAAAATTCATGGTTTATACCCCCTTATAAATACTTCCCAAGTACTGATTCAGATGTTTTGTTTGCTTCCGCAAATGTTTTACCAATTCCTTCTGCCATTTTTTCCGCATCTGATTTTTCTTTGTCTTGATTGCTACCTGCACTTCCACCACCAGGGTTTGTGCTACCAGCCGCAATTTCAGCTTCTTTTGCTTGTGCGGCTGCGGCTTCTTTTTCGGAAATAATTTTTCCAAGAGCGTCATAATCAAACGAACCATCATCTTTTACAATGGTTTTTGCCTGTTCGGCCGTGATTTTAAAGTTACTCATTGCGGATTCTCTCTGATCTCGTAAGGCATTTTCTTTTTGAAGCTTTGCAATTTGCTTGTTTGCATCTTCCAAAAGCTTATTTGCCTTTTCAACTTCCGAAAGATTTCCAGCTTCTATTTCATCGAGTTTCTGTTGCAACTCAGCTGCTTTATCCGCCTTTTCTTTATAATCATCTGCCCTTCTTTTTTCCTTTTGAGATTCCCCGTTTACCTGATTTAGGTAATTCGTTACCTGTTCCTCTGTAGGTTCTGAAATTCCTATGGTTACAAGGTTCTGTTTCGCCTGTTCTCTTGTCATGTTATTACCTCCGATTCACTACGCTTTTTTACGCTGGTTGCTCAGCATGTGATTTCTCCTGTTTTACGCACAGGTGCAATTTTTATAAAATAAAAAACAGCCACCGATTATTCGGTAACTGCATTATTTTTGGTTTTGCTTGAATCCATTTGTTCCAAAAGCTTATTCGCTTTTTCTGTTTCCGCATTTACATCGTCAATTGTTTTCCACAGATTTTTTAAATACGGTTTTGAAGTAATATACGTCTTTTCCGCATCTCCCCAAAGTCCAACTGTATTTATGGCTATAAGTGGATGTATTCCACTTTGGAGCAGGTACTGCAATGACTGGCATTTGATTACCATATTGTCTGTTGGGCTATGATTGATTTGAACATCAAAATCTCTAATGCTCAGATCCAATCCTTTTCCTTTTACTCTAAGTGCGTTAAGCACAATTTTTGCAAGCCTTTTTTCAGATGATTTCACAATCGGGTCTTTCAATTTCGCTCTTGTTTTTGAAAAATCCCAACCATTCCGAAGCTCGACCGCCCCCTGGGTATCTCCACCCGTGTTTCCTTGTTTATTCGGAATTGCCAAAATAGTCAACGCATTATCCCACAAGTCCTCTTTGGCCACCTGGCATTGAGTTTGATTGAGTTCTTGCGTCATGACATCTACATCTGCCTTGTTTTCTCCATTGTTGGATTTTACAACAAGCGCCCTCAGCTGTTTCATTTTTCTAAATGTTTCTTCGTCGATATCACAATTCACAAATTTAAGCCAAGACTGAACAAACTGTTCTACCCCATCCATTCTGTTTGACTGCATTGTGTTTATTGCATCCAAAATTTCCACAACAAGCTCAATGTCGGAAATTCTCTCATGGTTATTTGGGTACTCAACTATTGGAATCCCACCAAATGCATGTAATTTCCAATCTTGTACTTTCCCATCCACAATCTTGCACTCATGAGTTTCCGTATAACAAAGCTTATAATAGTGGCCATTTTCATCTTTCAACTCTTGTACTGCAAGAATTGGTTCTTCTGTGCTCCTGTTGTAGATTACAAAAGTATTCATTGGTGTTGGGGCAACAATTCTAAACGGTATTTCTCCATTTTTTGTATACTGAACAGCTTTAAATGAAGTGCCGGTTGCCGACTGCCACTCGCCAGATTTGATGTCTTTTTCCTGTTTGTTTACATCAGACATATAAGCATTCAATTCTTCTACTGCAAGATTTGTTTTTTCATCGTCTTTTCTGCCAATGAATTGAACCGGTTCTCCGTATGTCTGACCCGTTTTAAACTGAACAATCTCAAACGCATGGTTTTCAACGACTTTATTTACGATATCTTCATTTGATATTTTTTCTCTGTACAACACAGGCTGATCGCCCTTGTAATATCTCCAAAGATAATCCACCGCAGATTTATTACCGTAAAATACACCGGCACAACTTCCAACAACTCCAACAACGTTTTCTGGCGTTATCCGTTCAACATCCGTATAAGCAATTTTTCTTCCGAATTGCTGTTTAAATGTTTCTCTAAAACTTTTTTTGTTCATAATTTCACCTAAAAAAATGTCATCCCAGACGCTGTATTTCTGTTTGGGAGTCTTTTCAGCGTGGTTTCTCCCGTTTCAACATTGTAAACAACTTTTTTGTTGCACTTTCCACATCTGCACCATTTATTTATTGTGGATCTTCCATCGTAAACTCCCACTTTCCGATTACACCGAGGGCAATATATATTCTTTGGCGTATATTCCATAACTACCTCTTTTCAAAACAAAAAGGCACCGCCTTCTAGGCAGTACCTTTACAGGAGTAAAAAACGAAAAAAAGCAAATCCTTTACATTTCTTCGATTATTATTATAGCAAGTCAAGTTTTCACACAACAAGTGCAGAAAAAAGCAAAAAAGTACAAAAAAATGCTTATAGGTGCAGGTATTGGCATCCATACATCTTTTCAAACACTCTCAATGCCTCTCTGTGAAGAGTTAGGATTTTACTTCTCGAGCAATCCCACTCATCTATAATGTCTTCCCAGTACTTTTTCAAAACATACCTGTCCATCAGAAGCCTATACTGATCTTTGTCCTTGATTTCGTCTATCTGCCGAATAATTAAATGTCGTTTTTCCACATACTGATCAATCAGCTCATCAGTTTCTCTTTCCAGGTCAACTATTTTTGAAATAGCTTTTCCAAGTTGATCTTTGTCTCCGGATGTCTGTACATTTACTTCTTTTTGAACAACACTAATAGAAGTCGCAAGCGCTCTCAGCTCTGAAATCTCTTCCAGCTTCTTTTTAATCATCAAATCCAGGCGTTCTATTTGTTTCAAATAATCTCTTGTTTTCATTCTTTCCTCCAAATCACCAAAAGTTTCTTTTAAGTGGATTTTCTATTGCTTCTACTTTTGCAATCCTGGATCCCCTTGTCATTCTCAATGCAAAGTTGGAAAATACATCCGGTACATCGTCAAGCTGTTTTTTGCCAGAAACCGAATATTGCTTCAAAAGGGACATCATAACGCCATATGGCTCATTTGGCGTGTACTTGGACTCGTCTTTAAAAATCACATGTTGCAATATCCATGCAGAACACTGGAAAATACGTGCTTCCTTGTTGGTTTCTGTCGGAGAATCTGTAATATTGCAAATCCAGCCTTTAGAAAGAACACGCTTGTTTACTTCCATCGCAACACGGTCTCCACCTGCGTTTCTCTCAAATTCGCACTCTTGTACTTCGTTATTTGCCAGAACGTTTGCAGCGTTTTCGTATTGCATTTCGTAGTCTGCGCTGTTATCGCACACGCAGTCAACGCAATAATAGTCCTCTCCAAACTTCTGCAAAACAGGAAGAACAAAGTAATCTGTTCCTTTCCCCTTAGTGTCGCATTGTGCCGTGACAATTTCTGGTTTTCCATGTGGCAAATTGAGGTATCTACGGATTTTGTCATCGGGAAACAGCAATCCTTCACGTTCGATCGGGTCTTGCTTATACAGACAACGATATGAAATTTCATCCATGAGAAATTGCTGATCCGCAAAAAATTCTTCCGTAAAGCCACCGTACTCATAGTCAAAATTGCTTTTTCCTGTAACAGGGTCTATGTCTGGTACAGAGATGATTTTTACCCGTGGATTGTTTCCGTACATCGTAATAAGCCGACCAATAACATCTCTGACACTCCATCTTGTGGCAATGTGAATTTCCTTGCACATGGTTTCATCTGTTCCCAGGATTTTTCTCTGACGCGCATCAATGGAATATTTACCCCAAAGTTTGTCAAGCACCATTGGGTTTAAAGCTTCCTCAATACCGCCAATCATATCATCAACCAGCAGGTATTTTGATGCACGAACTTTACCAGCATTCTTACTGCCAACGGATGTGCATTGCAGTGATGAATATGATTTATAAGATCCAACGTTAAACTGTTCTATTTTTGCATTTGTACTCGTAATCCTTAATCGCGGAAAGATCTTTGACCAATTATACTCATCCGGATCAGACACAATATTGTATGCACCATCATAGAACATCCTTGTGATGTCTCCACTGTGGGAATAAAACAGGCTAAAGTCTTTCGGAAACCAACCGATCACCCCAGTCATAAAGAACTTCTCGGCTGTTGTATTGTGTGTAATGATGTAATCATCTGTAACATATAAGTGGCAAGGGTTGTCAATCATAATACATTGACACTCTTCTTTATCGATATATTCAATATTGTCTATCCTTTTCCATATTTCTTTCCCGTTTTCAAGACAAGGAATTTCCATCTCAAACGTGTACCAGTATAAACGCACATATTCAAATCCGATAACAATCTCGCAATTATTTTTATACTTTGTTCTTGTTTTCCACAAATGATTATCAGAGCAACGACACTTTGAGCCATCATCTAGCGTAATTTCGTAAATATTTCTTTTTCCCTGTGGATATACTCCTATTACGTTTGCAACCTCTCCATTTCCTGCAATCACTTTAGTTCCGACTTTTACATCACCCATATTGACAAATCCGTTTGGTGTAAGCACTTTTGAATATAACGGTTGCGATTTTCCAGATCCCGGTGGCATACTGATGCACAATATATCGTACTCGTCATCGATCATTCCTTGTAGTGCCTGTGTCAGACCTATTTTCAGGAATTGCTTTCTTTTCGGCATGTAAAACCGGTCTTTTGGATCACGGTTTTTTTCAAGATACTGGAAATAGCTTTCCACCTGTTTGTTTTGTGCTTCAAGTAGCGTTGGCTCGTAGTACCTGTTGATTATGTCGTATTCTGTCTTGTTTTCATACGCATACTTTTCCAAATCCCAGATTGTCCCACCTGTTTTTTCCATGCACAAACGGTCAATGAGCCCCTTTAGCCGATGCGTGCATTTCATTCCGTATGGAACGTCACGCTCTGCCTGTACCGCTACCTGACACGCATCCCAATAGGCATCCAAGACAGATTCATCCACTCCGTGGTTTTCTATAAAATTTTCATAACTGGAAATTGCTTCTACAAGACTTTTAGAAGCCAATAGATACACCTCCACTTTGCAAAAAGCAGAAGTGCAAAAGACTTCTGCCCACAACTTTTCTGGGTTAGCGGCTACAACTTTTTGTAGTCGGTATCGTTGCTTTAATTATTTTTTAGATATTCTTCAAGATTTTTGCAAAAATCTTTTTCTCTACAACAAACTGTTTGAATTATGTTTTTCTCTCCTCCAAATGTTGTCGCATCAATTTGTTCAACGGCAGGAGAAAAATTAGGGCAGTTCTGACATTTTTCTTCTACGTTCAATGAAATCATTGTTTTTCCTTCCCCCGTATGTTATAATTCTCTTGAACCAGTGAAAACACGAATGTGCCGTAGCTGGTGTTTTTTTATTACGAAACTGCAAAATTTTCTATATTCATAATAACTATAGACTTAATGAATTTTTCTGCTTCTTGTTTGGTCATCACATCACCTCGTCAACTATGGCCTGAAATTCTTCAGAAGAAATTTCAGTGGATTCTTCAACATCATTCTACATATATCGTCGAATCTTCTGTTATACTTGTTGAGGATAGTCGCATAAATTTTGCATTTTGAACAGGAAATGACGTGACTCCAGTTAATGTAAATGATGTGACATTTGTACCATCATTTGTAGAGGGAGACAACGGGTTACCAGTAGTTTGTCGTATCCATGCGTGTGCATATCTACAGCATCCTGATAATAGCTTATAGTTTTCGTCATAAAATCCGATATAGTATTGCCCATTTGTCGTGTAACTCATTGGTAGATTATTTAATGATATTTTGCATCCACCAGTAACTGGTATGAATCCAGTAACAAAATAACCAGAATACGAAGTTTCAACGCCATTCGAATTTAATCTATACCCAGATTTATATCCAGCACCATTATTATATGGATTTCCAGAAGAATCGACAGCTTGTTTTAACATATTAACCTTAATTTTATCCTTAACAGTTAAATTGTATTGTGCCGAATATCCTCCATCAACAGTGGTTGCTGTGATCGTACACTGACCAACGCCAACTGCATTAATAACACCGCCGTTTACTGTCGCAATATTTATAGCAGACGACGACCATTTAACAGACTGATTCGAAGCATTGCTCGGTTCAATAATTGCTTTAATTGTAATGCTATTTCCTATAGTCAAATCTCCAGATGTTGCCGATAATGTTATACCAGTAACTGCTATTGTCTGAGATGCTAAATAATCCATAGATACATCGTTTCCAGCCCCAAATCTAATAAAATCTATGTGATGATTCGTTTTGTCGACTACGATGGCGGTCCACAATGCTTGTGTAACAGTATTGACAGATCTTCCGTAAGCTATAGCTCCTTTTGGAACATCTCTATAGCTACTACTCGGCACGGCATCTGTTGTTAAATAACTCGTTAAATAATTCGATAGTCCTTGTCCATATTCATAAAAATCACCGTATGTACCTGTGCGAGTCTCTTCTGCTTTTGTCTCATGATTAATAACAGTAAAAGTTCCAACGCCTTTTGAAACATAATCCCAATGCACATGACCGTGTATAACGCCTATACAATGTCTGGAATTGTTTTGCCAAGTATCTATTGCTTGCTGTATTACAGTTCCATTATGTGGTATATCTTGTGTTTCTTTATACCCTTGTAATACAGGCGATAACGTCTGATGTGACAATATTAGAATATCCGAACTTGTATCCAATGCTACTGTTTTAAACCATGTTACTTCATCTGATGGATACCCCCAGTTTGCGCCCGTTCCACCAAGCGTACCGTCGCCCATATAACTATGCATTCGAATGACCCGTATACCTAGGTTTGAGTAATCGCGATATCCATATAATTTTCCGTCTGGATAAATGAATCCGTCGTCCCAGCTACGATATTTAGATAACATTTCTGATTCCAAAATAGCTTCTGACGGATTCTGAGATGCACTAACATAGTTACCATCATGATTACCAATTAATATAAGAGTATTATTACCACCGACTTCTCTAAGTTGTGAAACAACATTGTCAGCGATTTCCATGGTACTCTTCTTTGTTTCCGATCCGTTCGTTATATCACCGCCGTGTATTAACAGGTCTGGCTTTACCGCAGAACACACAGCTTTTATAGACGCCATTTGATCGTCAAAATATTGTTTGTTGTTACTAGATGTGTAAATATGACTATCAGTAATAAATACAAGAAACAAGGTATTCGGTGTTCTTAACGTTGAGAGTTTAGAAATCGTATCTGCCGTTTCTGCATAAAAATACTGAGGATTATCTGAAATAACACTTTTAACACTCGCCACATCAACTGTCACATCTACCTTATTCAACGCATCATATGGTTCATCGGGTGTGACTGATACGGCGCCATTGGATGTAATTGTTAAACTTTTACTTGGCTGGATTGCCAAACTTTGCTCTTGTTTTACACCGTTAGCTTGTAGCCAAGTTAAGAGATCACCAGAAGGAGGTACAGAAAATGTAATCTTACGATACGCTTCACTTACCCACCCGTCACTGCGCCATGCGTATCCTTCCATATCAAAATCTGCTGTGCAAACATTGGTACTATCATACGCTAAATAACGCATGAACCCAGCACGGAAGCCGCTTATTGACGAAAATGTTTTTCCATTTGAAATAAAAGAAATCCCTGTAAAACCAGATGACAACCTACCATTTGGATTCAATACCCACGTCTCACTCAGCGAACCTGCATACGTTCCAACAACCCCGCCAATGTTCACATCTTTTTTTATATTCTCAGCTGTAAATGTGCTTGGTTTTTTAACCGTGACTTGACTCAACACATTATCTGGATCCGGATTTACAACCTGATCTCCTGATGCCATATCTAAGTCCATTGTCTTTGTTTGAGATTCTGGTATTGTAAGTGTTCCTGTTATTTTTGTTCCGGTAGCATCATGCGCTGTAGCTCCTTTTTTTAATGTGCTTTCTGTTACTGTGTCACCAGTAAGATCAAGCAGCACTTTCCCATAATAGGAGCATTTGCTCACATTCTTCGTGCTCATTTTGCACCGCCTATCCGATTGTAACCGTTAATCCACCAGCAGAGTTTTCGCTTTCCGCATATGGGATTGCGTTTACTGTAACCTGTGACAAATAGTTGTACCCACTGTCCGGAAGAACTGTTTGTTTTTCTTTTGTTGGAGTTACCGTTTTTGGCTGCACTTTAATCTCACTGGACGGCTCAAGTGTTCCAGTAACACCTAAAATTGAAATACCCTGTCGAATATTAGAGCCAATAATTTTTGCCACTTCTGTGGAAGAAAGAACTGCTTTTCCACTCCCATCATGATACCCCTGTGCAATGGAAACCTCATCTGTTTTTTTGTTGATTGTCAGAGTTACAGAGCCGTTATTCGGCATTGTTCCGGATAACTTCGTTCCTCTTGCGTATGCCGTTTTCCCATCTAGGATTTCCGCAACTTTTACCGTTGCATCCTGTGAATTCACGTCAAAATCGCAAGTTCCGGTAATTACATTACCAGATGCATCATGTGCCGTATACGATGTTAAAATCTTATCCGCAGTAACTGTATCTGGCGTCAAGTCAACTAACACTGTACTCCCGTAAACAACCTTATTTTTTGCTTTTACTGCCATTATTATTATCCCCCTATAATCACTGTTGTACCGCCATGCGTATTAGAAACCTCGTAATACGGTATTTCCTTTACCGTCAAATCCTTAGCCATTACCTTATCTTCTGTTGCAAGTGTCTGACGCTTAATCTTTGGCGTAACCTCGTAGCTACCAACATAGTAGTTATATCCTTTTGGTACAGAAACGAAACCTACAAGATTTGCTTTTGATTTAATTACTCCCTTTAAATCAATACCGTCTGACCGCATTTTCCCAACAAGCGAAAACACGGGTCTAATAACATTACCCATCATCCATCCCCTTACGACAAAACGATTCTCTTGTCCTCAATCACCGTGTATACGTCTCCCGTTTTCATGTTTAGTTTTACGTCATAGCAATACTTGCCACGTGGCAGATTCTTTGTGTCTTCTGGACGCAACTTTATCTCATTTGCCCCAAAAACACTTTTCTGCAATAACGGTTCGCTGCTTTTACAATTACCATTGATGATAAACTGCAACTCGTCTTCCGGGTCCATTTCATACCATGCCTTTGTCTCTTCATTTTGAATCGAAACCGACAATCTGGCAGTATCACCCCTGGTCAATTGAATCTCATTATTGCTTTTTATCTCTAACATCAGATTCACACCCTTTAATCATTGCTTTGTTTAAAAATTGATTTCAGTACAATTATGATAAGAAAAACACCAGTTGCCCACTTCCACGTAAAAGCAAGGTTGAAGCAAAGCGTAATCAACTTTAGAAGCCCACAATAACCCAGATAATCAAAAACCGCAGTAACAATAAGCATAATCACTATTGTTGAGACTTTTTCTTCTTTTTCTTGTTTTCTTTCCTCCATGCTCCTCTTTTTCTCCTCTCTTCATCTTCTTTTAACTCTTTTTTAGTGTAAAGCCTTCCGTTTTCATCAAAGAACACACCGGGCGGTATTGGTTCATTCAGTAGAACCATGTTGAAGTATTTGATCATGGGAGCCTTTCCCATTCCGCATATTTTCTGTGCCTCCGTCAATGTCTTTCCTTCTACAACAAAGGCATTATAGGCTTTTATGAATTTTCTATAATCGCATTTGTGAGCACCACGAGCCATAAACATCACCACCAAATCATATTTTCACAATTTTTTCCATGTCGTATTCATTTCTGATATGGTCAATAACCATCTCTAAATGCTCTAGAACAAATTTATCATTACTCAAATCCGGATCGATAAAATGCACTGTACACGTGTTTTCTTTTCCTTCTTTTTGGTATTTCTCATAATTGAAGGTAGCCCAAAACAGAGGAACCTTCGTGTACGCATCTGTTTCTTTTTTAATCCAGCGATTAAGAAGTTTTCTGGTCGTTTTAATCAATATCATTTTCGTCTTCTCCCATGCAAAGCACCTTTTTTGCAACATCAACGCAAAAATCTCTGTCTTCTTCGCTTGTACAGACACCGAAAGCGTTGTTTCTGCACGTCAGTAAATTACATTCCATATATTTCTCCTTAAATGCAGTTTTTAACGAGGTGAACGATAAACTCTTATCAGGATGGGTCTGAGAACCGCAAAACTCAGAATGCTGTCCAGGGAATCGAACCCTGGATTACTTACCAAAACAGCACCGCCAGCACTGCCGGCACGCAGAAAGGAGGGACACGAATGTCCGCGAAAATGGGTTTCGACTTTTACGAATGCCATCAGCCAGTATGGCAGTTTGAATTTCACAATTCCCACCAGACCTTGCGACGGTCTTTAACAGCTTTCCGCTAGTGGGATGTAGGTAAAGTGTGCATATGTCGATGACACATCAATACAACGGCGATTGCAGACACGGGAGTCGAACCCGCTATTCTCTGGATATGAGCCAGATGTGATATTCCGTTTCACTCGTCTGCAACTTTAAACACGATTAGGCCTTCGCCTTATCCATCATACCTACAGCCATATTCAGTCAGTGTGATGACAAGTCTGAGCTTTCGGGAGCGACCCTAGGCTTCTTGCCACGGTCAAAGCACACATGGGAATGATACCCATAAATTTCACGGTTCTTTCAGATTGTGTTTTCAAAGCCGAAAAAAGATATAATAAGTTGCCATACCGCTACTTTAACGAATTTCTTGTGTTATACTCCGGTTTTCAATTCCCGGATTCAAGGCAAACCGGCTTTATGAGATTTCCCGAATATAGTGAGTGGTCTCTCACACCGCATACACCCATCGGGTTATTCTTGCACCGCAAGCGTCTATTATTCGCCAGCCACAAGGATTCTACTATTGGCTTATTTATGATGATACACTACACAACATTGTTGACGGTTATCCGTCTCCTCATCAAAAATCACTTTTTGACTCACGCCTTTACATGATCCAGTATCCCGAACCAAGAAGAAAGACTCTTTACTTGTGCATCTCGGCTGTGCTGAAAAACACATCTTCACCGAGGTAATCATGTTTAAAATGGAAGTGGTTGGAGTCGAACCAACCAGCAATGCGCCGACCGACACTTCCTTATTTCCGGAAACGGCATTTGCCATCTCCGGATCCCAACATTTTGAAAATTCGTCTTGATTTATCAGATTAAATTGTTTTTGTTATTTTTGTTTATAATGATTTTATTTATGAACCAGTGATTTTAATTTAAGCCAGCTAAACAGGGTGTCTCCCTCTCTTTGCTTCATGACTTATTCCAAAAACGACTTTCAACATTTCATGGTCTTTCCGTTGCGAATAAATGGTTTTTAGTTGTTGGAAATTCGTTGTTATTGCCGCAGTAAGCCTAAGACCAACAGGGCAATTATACAAAAGATATAAATAGTTCTCAGGTGTAGGCTCTTCGTTGTATGCTTTTCTCAAACGCTCCATTTCTGCCTTCGTGTTGTTCGTGACGTACTCGCAAAAGCATTTATCGTAATCCATTTTCGATATCCGATGCATTGTTGACTGACTAGACACAATGTCAAACCAATGATATCTCTCTGCTTCCGTCCAGGCTTTAACTGTAAACGTCAAATCAAACTGAACAACTATCCCTTTTAGAAAATTGTCGTGACCAGATCCCTTTTCAGCATTTGCCAGCTTTAAAACCGTGTCCGTAAGATTTGAATTGCACGTTTTCGTACAAGTGGACATCGGGTATTTAGATGCCTTTATGCTTTTATCCAAGCCGTACACAGTCCAATTCTCAACAATCTTCACGTCTTAATCCTCCGAAAGCTCAATGTACTTGTTCAAATACCACACAGCCTTTTTCACATCTTCCAGACCATTTTTCCTGCCATGTCGGTAAAGATATTTAAATGCGTTACAGATGCAAAACGCTTTTACGGCATCAGTGCCTTGTGTCTCAAGCATTACATCAATGCACTCAAAGTTTCCCGTTTCGTAATGTTCCGGATGATTCACAACATCCACCTTGCTACTTCCCATTTCTCGACTCTTCATGATTCATTTGACACCTCATCATCGCAACTACATTTTCCCGTTCACAATGAATTCCATGCCCCTGTTTAAACAACTCACACTCAAGCATGTTTTTACACTGTGTGCACTCGTCATTTATTTCCCTGCCGGCTATCCGCATTAGACATCACCCTTTTTTCTTTTCAGGGATTTTTCAGAATCGAACCCGTCCGGATATCTTTCCCGTAGTTTTGCCTTGTTCATTTCTGCTACGTCAGACAGCTTATATCCAATGCTCTCAGCGGCTACTGCCAAGTACCAAAGTATGTCTCCAAGCTCTTTCGCCAAATGATCCCTGTCGAGTTCGTGCCCCTGGAACGTTGCTTTCTTCAACAAGTCGATAAACTCCCCTGATTCTCCACAAAGCCCCATCGCCCCATTCAGCAATAGATTGTCAGCACATGCTGCACTTAATCCACTTGCAGTCCTTAATGCCTCTTTCTGGTATTCGTTAAATGTCATTTCAACTCCTCCATCAATCCAGAATTCCAAGCTTCGAATATGCCTTGAAAATCTTCGGCCCCTGTATTGCAAACCAGTCCACCATCTCTTCGTTACTGGCCCATTCCGCAACAAGGTTAGTGTTTATATCCAACCCGGACTCATACAAAAATGCATGTACCAATTCATGCCGCAAAACCTTTCTTTTGTATTCGTCAAGGTCTTTCTTAGAGCCCACATCTCCCGAAGCCTTTGCTAGGTCGCTTATAAGAATCGTTTTGGTAGATGTATCTGTACATCCATCGCCTATGCCATCCAAAAACTTCTCTGCTACAATGTGTACTGCATATTCCGTTCCAAGTACATTTACTGTTCTATGCTTCAAATCTTCCATCACTTACTCCTTTTTATCCCGGCGGTTATTTGGGGGACTAAGCAGGCTTAAATTCGGGTTTTCATCAAACCCCCTCCCCCCGGGTACCGCTTTCGGCTTTTTCGATCTATACGACAAAGACAACTTTGTTTTATAGAACTTTGCAAATATGGATAATAAACATCAATGTCAATGATTTTAGTTATCCTGTTTCTTTTTCTGGTGCCTCGCAGTAAGAAACATCAATAATTTTTTCTTTTTCGCCTTCCCTTGCCCCCAGTTTTGGCAACTCATCCGCCGTTAATGCCCGCCTTGGCGCAATCTCACGACTAACGCCGGGAAGATTCCAACCGTGTAAATGGTTAAGGATTGCAAGGATCCCGACCGGGTTACTCTTTGCCGCTGTTAGCTTATTAGACAAGGACTCTTGTCTTTCTGCCACTATTTTTTGATAAATGAGAAAACTTTCTTGACTAGATCGGAAGAGC